CGTTGACCCCGAAGGCCAAATCGTCGAAGACCGTTCCGACCTGGCTTTGACTGAGTCCCGAGCATTCAACAACTGGATGCGCAAGGAAGCCGGGGCCGAGTTCCGCGCGATTATGACGACAACGACAAACTCGGCCCAAATCCCTTCGGAGTGGACAAACTACATTGTCGAAAAACTCTATCAGGAGAACGTCATGCGTCGGCTTTGCCCGGTGAAGACGTCGGCTTCTGAAACGAAAATCGTTATCGAAGGAACGGCACAAACTGAGGCGGCATGCGTGGCCGAAGGCGTCGAAATCGCGGCCGTCGATACGGCTTCGCTGTTGACGTCTAGCGTGACCGTTGACGCCTTCATGCGCCGACCGGAAGTTTGGGCAACCGTCGAACTGCTGGCCGATTCCTCGTTCAACCTGGAATCCTATATCGGCTCTCGTATTGGACTCCTGGTCGGTCGCGGCGAAGAAAAGGACTTCATTCAAGGCGGCGGCTCAACCGAGCCGACCGGACTGAAGACCCAAGCAACCGTAGAGTCGGAACGAACGGCGAACACGACCACCTACCTTGACAACCTGGATTCAGATGATATTTGGGATTTCCTGTTCGCCCTTCCGCCGGCGTACCGTTCGCGGGCTTCGACGGCAATCCTTACATCCGACGCATTCGTCAAGGCCCTTCGGAAAATCACCGACGACGCCGGCCGGAGCCTTTGGCAACCGTCCGACCGATACTCCGACCTTCGGGACGGCGTCCCCGGAACAATCGGCGGCATTCCCTACGTGACTTCCCCCTACATGGACGAAACGGACGGGACAATGGACGCCTTCATCGGCGACTTCAACTACGCCGAAGTTTGGCAACGTTCGGGAATGACAATGTTCCAAGACCCCTACTCCCTTTCTTCGGCGGCTCAGGTCAAGTTTATCGCGCGCATGCGCTCCGACTTCATCGTCACGCAAGCCGAAGCATTCGTCAAACTGGTTTCGGCCTGAATCAACCGAGTCCTATGGAAAACGGGGGGGGCTTTACGGCTCCCCCCGCCTTCAATCATGCCAACTATTATCAAAACCGCTTCGGCGGCAATCGTGACAACGGCGGAAGCCAAAGCGCATATGCGCGTTGACTGGTCAACCGAAGACGACTTGATTGACGCCCTGGTTTTGCAAGCCCAAATGACCATTGAAGAACGAACCCGCCGGGCATTCGACGGCGCGGTTTTCACGAAATACACGACCGGCCGGAATATCGACCTTGAACGTTCGCGGTTTCCGACCGTCGATAGCGTCAAATATGGCGACGACGAAGAAACGTTGGCGACCCTTGACGCGGGTTCCTATTTCGTTTCCTACAAAAAAGCATATCCCCAAATCGTCATCGACGACGATATCGCGGATTCCGACCTTGAGTTCGTCGTTGTCGAATACACGGCCGGAACCGACGCGGCGATTGCGCCAATGCTCAAAATAGCCGTGCTTCAACTTTGCGGGCACTGGTACGAAAATAGGGAAGCAACGTCCCCCCTTGATATGAGAACAGTACCCGCGAACTTCGAAGACCAATGCGGCGCGTTCCTGGGGATCGACTGACATGCAATCCGGCCAACTACGAACGCCGGTCGTCATTCAGGAACCGACGAAGACGCGGGAAGCCGACGGCCAAGTCACGTATACGTTTGATACGGTTCGTACAACTTGGGCGGCGGTACTGACCAACGTTTCCGATCAGGTAGACGAAGACGAAGGGATTATCGAAAAAGACCGATTCACCCTTCGGATGCGATGGATGCCCGATATTATTCTGACCACCGAATACCGCCTTTTGTACGGCTCGAAGGTTTGGCAAATCATCGGAACGGAAAACGTCCGGGACCGTGACCGCGAACTTTTGGTAGACGTAGAGGAGGTTGCCTGATGGCCCTTCCCTTGGTGGGTCTAGCCGCGCGGGCGGCGTTGGGTGGCTTCCGTGTTGCGCGCGGCGTGAGCATGTATCAACGACTGCGCGGAAGCACAAAACGCGCCCGGGGTAATACTGGCGTCGGGGGCGTCACCCTTGAAATGCGCGTCGACGTTTCGGACATTGCTGCATCCCTTGAAAACTTCGAAGGCAAAATCCGACGCTATGCCCTGGAACGTTCGTTCAACGACTCCGAACGAATGTTGGCAACCGAAACACTGAAGGCCGTTCGGGCGGTACCTCGAACGTCGAAAAGGAAAACGAAAAAGGTTGCCGAAGGTACGCGCGGCTGGATTCGGATTCGTTCGGGGTTGACAAAATCCAAGTTCAAAAAGCGGGTCATCGGCAAATCCAAAAAGGGCGCGTTTACCATGCGTCAAGGAATATCCGGCGTCCCCGTCCATTGGATCGAGTACGGGACCTATGGGGGGGCCAAATGGCCCGGGTACCCGGTCGGAAGCGGCCCCCGATACGGGACATACGAAAAAATGAAGCGGCAAATCGTCGCCGACGTCGCGCGGCGATTGCGAAAGCAAGTCGAAAGTTTCAAGGCAACTGGGAAACTCAAAACAGCAAAGGCCCTTCGACAGTGAGTATTGGCGAATCATTCCGAAGCGTATTGTTGACCTACTCGGGCATAGGAACCCTGGTTGGTACCCGGGTCGCGCCCTATATCGAAGACGACGGAACCGAGTTCCCCCGCATTTCGTACCGCGTCGACTCCGACGAACCCGTCGTCGATTTGGCGCAAGCCGACGCTACCCGAATCGCAACCGTCGATATTGAATGTATGAGCCGAAGCGAAGACGAAGTCCAAACCCTTTCCGACCTGGTGGAGTCCGCACTACGCGGAACGACCCCGACGGGATACGCGGGCGTGATTGCCGTTCAAGAAACTTCCGGGGATGCGTCCCCACCCTTCGATGGTTCCCGGGAACCCGTCTTTCGTCGGACGGTTCGGAACCTAGTTTTCTACTGGGAGACATAACAATGGCCCACCCTGGATTCGGGTCTACGGCATACTTCGGGACAACGTCGGCGGAGGTTTTGATACCCGGCGTCATATCTATTTCGGTCAACCAATCGGCGCGGGACGTTTTGGAAGTCACCGACCTATCGAACGATTACCATATGGTGCGGCCCGGTCGTACCCAAGCCCCAACCGTCACGGTTGTTTGTCATTATGCGGCCGGCTTGCCATCGGCCGCGCCGGCTTCTATTCCTTCTTGGGGTACCCAGTCCCTAAAGATTGTAAAATCCGACGCGACGTTCGATACCTGGCTCGCCTTTATCAACGGCTCCCCGGGCGTCGAAATCGTCGGGGAAGAAACAATCCAAGTGACGTACGAGTTTCAATGCCAAGACGCGAACCCGACGTCGGGGTGATCCATGATTGACCGAAACCAACTTTTGAAGCCGGTTCTACGAACGATTCCCATTCCCGAACTTGAGGGGGAGGTTTCGATTCGGACGCTATCCCAAGGGGAAGCCCAAATCATCGCCGACCGCTACGCCGACCCCGACGGCGAAGACGCGGAAAAGGCCGGCCGCGACATTGTCTATGCTTCCCTGGTCAACGACGACGGAACCCCTTTATTGGACGACCCGGCGGAAGTCGCCCAAATGCCGGCCCCCGTACTTCAAAGGATACTGAACGAAATCGGATTCGGGGAAACGGCTATATCGGGAAACTGACACGCGGCCGGCGTGAAATGTTCGCGTTGGCCGCGAAACTCGGAACGACTGTCGGGGTGGTTGAGTCTATGACGGTGAAAGAGTTTCAAGGCTGGCTGTATTTGGATCGTGAAGAACAAAACCAAACGCGCAAGCGGCAACGAGCGATACGAAAGGCGGACGAATGGCGGGCAACATTGGAAAACTGGTCGTCTCAATCGGCGCAAGTACCAAAGGACTCCGGGGCGGCTTGAAGCGCGCGGGGTCGATGGTTGGCGGATTTGCGAAGCGGACCGGGCGTTCCCTGAAGCGCGCGGGCGGAATGCTCGCCGGCGGGCTGGGGGTAGGTTCCCTTTTGACCGGGGCGGGTATCGGCGGTATGGCCCTGGCCGGGTCGCGGAAGTATTCGCCGGCGTTCCAAAATCAATCGGCGAAACTTTCTTACAATATGGAACGAATCCAAATCATGCTGGCCGAAACCATAGGCCCGATTCTGGCAAAAGTCCTGGAGGCGATCAATGCAATCCTTCAGTTCTTGGGGCTTGGAACCAAAGCGATGGCCGTCTTCACGCCTGAGCTTATGCTGCAAGACTTTATGCTCGGCCGGCGGAATCCCTGATGGCTATTGACTGGCTATTTGTCGAGCGCGGGACTTCGCATTCGATAAGCAACAGCGAACCCGCCGGGGCTTCGATTATCACGCGCCGGTTTTTTATGCGCGACCAAGCCAGCCAAGCCGTGACGGAAGACGTACTGGCCGCCATCGGCCAAGCCCCCCCCTCGCATCCCGAAAAGTACGAACTAGGGCTACGGGTCGGCTCGCCGATGAACCTACAAACGTCCGGGACCGACTACGACGAATGGTTCGACGGCGATTGCCCGCAGGTCATAGCCGGAACCGGAACCGATGGCCGACCGAATCCGATTGTCACGAGCATCAACGTCACGCCGGTCCGAGAGTCGCCATACGCCTGGGAAATCGAAGTACGCGCGGAAGTATTTTGGCCGGCGACATACGACGCTGATTCCCTCTATGGGGAGTCAACCTGCTACAGCGGACAATATCGCCGGTTCACAACGACGAACAGCATTCGTCAAATGAAACTGTTTCGGGTGAAGGACGTATCCGCCCAAGCCCCCGACGATGAAGAATCCAGCCCGGCCGCGTTTCAATGGACGGGCTGGATTCCAACCGCGGACGTCGGCGGAACGACGGTTTACGGCCAGCCGAACAACTACTGGCTCACCCGCGACAATACCGTCACGCCGGCAATCGGAGGAACCGCCGACCCCGCCGATTGGATCGGGCTTGACGCCGGCGGG